ACCAAACAAAGTTGGGTAAGGATCGGTCTATCAATGATTATGATTTAGCACACTTAGGATTCAAGATCCTATCGACTGGAGCAGGCTTAAGGTAAAGGTTCTTTAAAATGGCTTCTCTCTTGAAGAGCTTAGCTCTGTTCAAAAGGGCCAAAGACAAGCCACCCCTTGCTGCAGGCTCTGGTGGGGCTATCCGGGGAATCAAACATGTCATTGTTGTTCCGATTCCTGGGGATTCCTCAATCACCACAAGATCCCGCCTCCTAGACCGTCTCGTTAAAATGGTGGGAGACCCAGACATCAGTGGCCCTAAATTAACCGGGGCTCTCATCAGCATCTTATCACTGTTTGTCGAGTCACCAGGCCAACTTATTCAGAGAATCACTGATGACCCTGATATCAGCATTAAATTGGTGGAGGTAGTCCAAAGTGACAAAACTCAATCAGGGCTGACATTTGCCTCTAGGGGTACGAGCATGGATGACGAGGCTGATAGATATTTCACTTATGAAGAACCCAATGACGGAGAAGAAAGGCAGTCTTACTGGTTTGAGAATCGAGATATTCAAGACATTGAGATCCAGGATCCAGAAGGGTTCAATATGATACTGGCAACCATCTTAGCCCAGATCTGGATCTTACTAGCTAAAGCAGTCACAGCCCCTGATACTGCAGCCGATTCAGAGTTACGGAGGTGGGTGAAATACACTCAACAAAGGAGGGTAATTGGAGAATTCAGACTTGACAAAGGATGGCTTGACACAGTGCGCAACAGGGTAGCAGAAGATCTCTCTTTACGCAGATTTATGGTGGCATTGATCTTAGATATCAAGAGAACCCCAGGCAATAAACCAAGGATCGCTGAAATGATCTGTGACATTGATACCTACATAGTGGAGGCAGGGTTGGCCAGTTTTATACTCACTATCAAATTTGGTATAGAAACGATGTACCCAGCACTGGGCCTGCATGAATTCGCCGGAGAGCTCTCCACAATCGAGTCTCTTATGAATCTGTACCAGCAAATGGGTGAACTGGCTCCTTATATGGTGATCTTAGAGAACTCAATCCAGAACAAGTTCAGTGCAGGAGCATACCCCCTGTTGTGGAGCTATGCTATGGGGATTGGGGTTGAATTAGAGAATTCTATGGGGGGACTTAATTTTGGCAGGTCGTACTTTGACCCTGCATATTTCAGATTAGGACAAGAAATGGTAAGGAGGTCAGCTGGGAAGGTCAGCTCCAACCTGGCATCTGAGCTCGGCATCACCGAGGAGGAAGCAAGACTTGTCTCTGAGATCGCAGCATACACAAGTGATGATCGGAACAATAGAACCTCTGGACCCAAACAGGCCCAGGTTTCATTCCTTCGCACCGATCAAGGGAGTGAGGCCCAGCACAGCGCAAGCAAGAAAGATGAAGCTAGAGCACCCCAGGTCAAGAAGGAAACCAGGACCAGCAGCAAGTCAGACAAGCACAAGGAAGGTACAGACAAAGAACCTGTAAGCTCCTCAGCTATGACTCTGATTGATGTGGACACAACCCTCGAGGCAGATACTGATCCTCTAGAGAGCAAGAAGTCAGCAGAGGCTCTTCTTAGACTGCAGGCTATGGCCGGCATCTTAGGGGACTCAACCCTTGGCAATGACAGTCTGAGAGCATACAACGACAAGGATCTTCTCAACTGAGTGAGTGCCCCGCACGCTTCAGCACGCAATCTCCCCATGCAAAGCGCCATTATAAAAAACTTAGGACCCAGGTCTACAAATCCGCTCACCCCGGGACAACCCGCCCCAGCGACCGACCCAGATGGCAGAGGAGCAAGCTTACCATGTCAACAAAGGCCTGGAATGCATCAAGGCTCTCAGGGCCCGACCCCTCGACCCCCTGGTCGTTGAAGAAGCCCTTGCAGCATGGGTCGAGACCTCCGAAGGGCAAACGCTTGACCGTATGTCCTCCGACGAGGCCGAAGCAGACCATCAGGATATCAGCAAGCCATGCTTCCCAGCAGCTGGACCAGGCAAAAGCAGCATGTCTCGCTGTCACGATCAGGGACTTGGAGGAAGCAACAGCTGTGATGAGGAGCTGGGAGCATTCATTGGTGACTCCTCAATGCATAGCACCGAGGTACAGCATTATCATGTTTATGATCACAGCGGTGAAAAGGTTGAGGGAGTCGAAGATGCTGACTCTATCCTGGTTCAATCAGGCGCTGATGATGGTGTCGAAGTCTGGGGAGGAGATGAGGAATCTGAGAACAGCGATGTGGATTCTGGCGAACCTGATCCCGAGGGAAGTGCTCCCGCTGACTGGGGATCTTCTCCCATCTCTCCAGCAACAAGAGCCTCCGATGTTGAAACAGTAGAAGGGGACGAGATCCAAAAGCTGCTGGAAGATCAGTCACGGATTCGGAAAATGACCAAGGCAGGGAAGACTCTTGTGGTGCCGCCGATCCCCTCTCAGGAGAGGCCAACTGCATCAGAGAAACCCATTAAAAAGGGCACAGACGTGAAATCGACCTCATCTGGAACGATGGCCGAGTCTTCATCGACAGGTGGTGCAACCCGACCTGCTCTAAAGTCACAGTGGGGACCGTCAGGGCCAAATGCATCTGCGGAGAATGCCCTCGCGTCTGCGAGCAATGTATCACCGACTCAGGGATCGAAAACAGAATCTGGTACCACAACCTCGCGGATATCCCAGAGTAACATTGAGCCTGAGGATGATTACGATGATGAGCTGTTCTCGGATATCCAAGACATCAAAACAGCTCTAGCTAAATTGCATGATGACCAGCAAATTATAATTACCAGGTTAGAGTCACTGCTTTCGCTCAAGGGAGAGATTGATTCGATCAAGAAGCAAATCAGTAAGCAGAACATTAGCATCTCTACCATAGAAGGCCATCTCTCCAGCGTCATGATCGCAATCCCGGGATTTGGCAAGGATCCCAACGATCCCACTGCCGATGTCGACATCAACCCTGATCTGAGACCCATAATTGGTCGGGACTCCGGGAGAGCCCTTGCTGAAGTACTCAAAAAGCCGGCCTCAGAAAGGCAATCCAAGGACACTGGCAAATTAGGGATCGAGTCCAAAGGCCTGTTGAAGAAAGAGTTCCAACTGAAACCAATAGAAAAGAAATCTAGTTCGGCTATCAGATTCGTCCCGGACGGCAGTGTTGCATCTCGCAGTGTGATCCGTTCAATCATCAAGTCAAGTCATCTCGGGGAGGATCGCAAGGATTACCTGATGAGTCTCTTGAATGACATTCAGGGCTCCAAGGATCTTGCTCAGTTCCATCAGATGCTGGTCAAAATTCTAAAGAACTAGACTCGGCACAACATAGCTGATCTCCTCGCTTCCCCTCAGCTTAGCTACAGCTTGCATGCTCATTATAAAAAACTTAGGAGCAAAGCATAACGCCTCGCACTCCCAACATGGCAGAAATTTATGATTTTGACAAATCAGCGTGGGATGTCAAAGGGTCGATTGCACCAATCAGGCCAAAAACATACAGTGACGGCCGATTGATTCCCCAAGTGAGAGTAATTGATCCAGGACTCGGGGATCGGAAAGACGAGTGCTTTATGTATATCTTCCTTCTGGGGATTGTAGAAGACAGTGACCCGCTAAGTCCCCCGCGAGGCCGAACTTTTGGTTCCCTGCCGTTAGGAGTGGGCAAGTCCACCGCAAAACCAGAGGAGCTGCTCAAGGAAGTGACCGATCTAGACATAGTCGTCAGACGCACAGCAGGATTGAACGAAAAACTGGTATTCTACAACAATACCCCTTTATCTCTCCTGACGCCCTGGAAAAAGATCCTGACAACAGGGAGTGTTTTCAATGCCAATCAGGTGTGCAATGCAGTTAACCTGATCCCGCTAGATACCCCACAGAGATTCCGCGTGGTGTACATGAGTATAACGCGTCTATCTGACAGCGGTTATTACACTGTACCAAGGAAGATACTAGAGTTCAGATCCGCCAATGCAGTGGCCTTCAACTTATTGGTCACCCTCGAGATTGACAGGGACACTGAACCTGGAAGACCAGCAGCGGGGGGATTGGGCCTTTCCGAGGCGACATTTATGGTCCATGTTGGGAACTTCAGAAGGAAGAAGAACGAGGCTTATTCAGCAGATTATTGTAAGATGAAGATTGAGAAGATGGGCCTAGTCTTTGCACTCGGAGGGATAGGGGGAACAAGCCTTCACATAAGAAGTACTGGCAAAATGAGCAAGACACTCCACGCACAATTGGGATTCAAGAAGACTTTGTGTTACCCTCTGATGGATATCAATGAAGACCTCAACCGGTTGCTGTGGAGATCCAGATGCAAGATTGTTAGGATTCAGGCTGTCTTGCAACCGTCAGTCCCTCAGGAGTTTCGCATTTATGATGATGTGATCATAAATGACGATCAAGGGCTTTTCAAGGTCCTGTAATACTCACCCAGCATCACTCCACCCCCGCCGCACCGTCCCGCAGAGACCCACAGCAGGGCAGAACGCCCGACACCAGCCTCAACCCAGCCGAACAACAAGGCCTAGACCCCCACAGCGCAGCCCCCCACCCCGAACTCAACACACGGAGCACCCAGCTCTGGGCAGCACCCGCACCCCACCTGCCCTGCACCCCCACCTGGTCCGGACCTCCCCACGGCTCCGCCCACCGCCGCAGCCGACCAAGGCCCGACCAACACGCGGCCGCTGCACATCCAGAGCGCACACCCGACAACAACCCCGACAGTCCCCTACCGAAAGGACAACCCCAGACACCCAACCAGGGCCAACAGAGGAAGGAAACCACAGGAACCAGACACCCCCGAGACGAGGCAACCTACCCACCATGAATACCAAACAAAACTTAGGGTCAAAGAATCACATCAACCCGAATCGCCGGAAGAGACAACATCACCGACACACAACCAAACCGGGAACCAAGGGGCAACCACCCGCAGGGCCCAGGGCCCGGGCCCACCACCCAGAGCAGCGCAGAACCGAAGGACAGGCCCGCCCCACGCACAGCAGCAGAGCACCTCCAGACCCCCCACCCAGAGCCACCCCGACGCCGGACCGAGCCCAAGAGCACCCAGGGGGACCCTCCGGTCCCAGATCCCCAACAGCAGCACCCCCCACGCACCCCCCCCACCACCGCCCCCGGGACTCCACCTCCACACCACGCCAGATGGGAACAGAGGGCCCCACTCCCCCGCCCCCCTCCGCCCGAGCACTCCCATCGAGACCACCCCCGCACCCCAACACAGCGGACCCTGGTCACCCATCGCCGCCGGAGAGCCGGCCAGGCGGAGCACCAAGGGCAAGCCACTGGGTCCCGCGGCAGATCTCCCCAGCCGGGCAGCCCAAGGCCACCAAATCCATCCGAGCATCAAACCACGGCATAGCGACCGAGACACTGCCCAATAAACACACCCAGATCACCCACATAATCTCTAGCATGAAGATCTTATTTGCTACCCTGCTAGTAGTGACCACCCCTCACTTAGTCACTGGCCAGATCCACTGGGGCAATCTTTCGAAAATTGGAGTCGTAGGGACGGGTAGTGCTAGTTACAAGGTGATGACCCAATCGAGTCACCAGACACTAGTTATAAAGCTGATGCCCAATATCACCGCTATAGACAACTGCACTAAGACTGAGATTGAGGAGTATAAGAGGCTGTTGGGGACAGTGCTTCAGCCTATTAAGGTCGCTCTGAACGCCATTACTAAGAATATAAAACCAATCAGGAGTTCCACTACCAGTAGGAGACACAGAAGGTTCGCAGGGGTCGCTTTGGCTGGTGCAGCTCTCGGAGTTGCAACCGCAGCCCAGATTACAGCAGGGATTGCTCTTCATCAATCAATGATGAATACCCAGGCTATTGAAAGTCTTAAGGCAAGTCTGGAAACAACTAATCAAGCAATTGAGGAAATACGACAAGCAGGCCAAGAAATGATCCTAGCAGTTCAAGGTGTCCAGGACTACATCAACAATGAACTGGTACCTGCAATGGGCCAATTATCGTGTGATATCGTGGGTCAGAAGCTAGGGCTGAAACTGCTCAGATACTACACTGAAATATTATCATTATTTGGCCCCAGCCTCAGAGACCCAATTTCGGCCGAGATTTCTATCCAGGCTTTGAGTTACGCCTTAGGTGGGGACATAAACAAAATACTAGAAAAGCTAGGGTATAGCGGGAGTGATCTCCTTGCTATACTGGAAAGTAAAGGTATCAAAGCTAAGATAACCTATGTGGATATCGAAAGTTACTTCATTGTGCTCAGCATTGCCTATCCTTCGCTTTCTGAAATTAAAGGGGTGATAATTCATCGCCTGGAGGGTGTCTCTTACAATATAGGGTCGCAGGAGTGGTATACCACAGTACCTCGATATGTGGCAACCCAAGGTTACCTCATTTCGAATTTCGATGACACACCCTGTGCATTCTCCCCAGAGGGCACTATCTGCAGCCAGAATGCATTATACCCAATGAGCCCACTCCTCCAGGAATGTTTCCGTGGGTCAACCAGGTCATGCGCTCGTACACTGGTCTCTGGGTCTATAGGGAATAGGTTTATCCTATCCAAGGGGAACCTCATTGCCAACTGTGCCTCAATCTTGTGCAAGTGTTACACCACTGGCTCAATAATAAGTCAAGATCCTGACAAGATCCTAACATATATAGCTGCAGACCAATGCCCCATCGTAGAAGTGGACGGTGTAACCATCCAGGTTGGGAGCAGAGAGTACCCTGATGCAGTGTACCTGCATAAAATAGACCTTGGCCCACCAATATCGCTGGAGAAGCTAGATGTTGGGACTAACCTCGGCAATGCAGTGACAAAACTGGAGAAAGCCAAGGATCTACTAGATTCATCTGATCTGATCCTGGAAACCATCAAGGGTGCTTCAGTCACGAACACAGGCCATATTCTAGTTGGAGCCGGGTTGATTGCAGTAGTGGGTATCCTCATTGTTACCTGTTGCTGTAGGAAGCGCAGTAATGACAGCAAAGTGTCCACTGTGATATTGAATCCGGGTCTTAAACCAGACCTCACTGGTACATCCAAATCCTACGTACGGTCACTGTAGTAGGTGTGTCTCCCATGTGACCACTGTCCCCGAACACCTCAGCAAAGCCCACGATGCCTTATCCCCTCCACAACCAATCAGCTGCCATTCCCAGCAGGCACCCTGTCCGTTCGCTTACTAATTGTTATAAAGAAAAACTTAGGATGCAAGGTCATCAACCATGTCTCCCCCAAGAGACAGGGTCGACGCTTACTACAAGGACAACTTCCAATTCAAGAACACTCGGGTGGTTCTTAATAAAGAGCAGCTCCTGATAGAGAGACCTTGCATGTTGCTGACGGTGTTGTTTGTCATGTTCCTGAGTCTAGTCGGGCTATTAGCTATCGCAGGTATCAGACTCCATCGAGCTGCTGTCAATACAGCAAAAATCAACAATGACCTGACAACAAGTATTGATATTACCAAATCCATTGAGTACCAGGTCAAGGATGTTTTAACTCCACTCTTCAAAATAATTGGAGATGAGGTCGGGTTGAGGACGCCTCAGAGATTCACAGATCTGACTAAATTCATATCAGACAAGATCAAGTTCCTTAACCCTGATAAGGAGTACGACTTTAGAGATATCAACTGGTGCATCAACCCTCCAGAGAGAATTAAGATTGATTATGATCAGTATTGTGCTCACACAGCAGCTGAGGATCTGATAACAATGCTTGTCAATTCATCCTTAACAGGGACTACAGTACTCCGCACGTCATTAGTCAACTTGGGGAGGAACTGTACTGGACCCACAACCACTAAGGGTCAGTTCTCTAATATATCATTGACCCTTTCCGGGATATACTCAGGTCGTGGCTACAACATTTCATCTATGATCACTATTACTGGGAAAGGCATGTACGGGAGCACTTATCTGGTCGGGAAATACAATCAAAGAGCCAGGAGGCCAAGCATAGTATGGCAACAGGATTACCGAGTCTTCGAAGTAGGCATAATTAGAGAACTAGGAGTGGGCACACCAGTGTTTCATATGACAAACTACCTGGAACTTCCAAGACAGCCGGAATTGGAGACTTGCATGCTAGCCCTAGGAGAGTCCAAATTAGCTGCCCTCTGCCTAGCTGACAGCCCCGTCGCACTGCACTACGGGAGGGTAGGAGACGACAACAAGATCAGATTTGTCAAATTGGGAGTATGGGCATCACCGGCCGACCGAGACACTTTGGCCACTCTTTCAGCAATAGACCCGACATTGGACGGACTCTATATCACAACTCATAGGGGGATCATAGCTGCAGGGACTGCCATATGGGCTGTCCCTGTGACGAGAACAGATGACCAAGTGAAAATGGGAAAGTGCCGCCTAGAGGCTTGTCGAGACAGACCACCACCTTTCTGTAACAGTACAGATTGGGAGCCACTAGAGGCTGGCCGAATACCGGCGTATGGAGTACTAACCATCAAACTAGGGCTGGCTGATGAGCCTAAAGTTGACATAATTTCAGAATTTGGTCCTCTAATCACCCATGACTCAGGGATGGATTTATACACCTCATTTGACGGTACCAAGTACTGGTTGACTACTCCTCCATTGCAGAACTCAGCTCTAGGAACTGTGAACACCCTAGTTTTAGAGCCCAGTCTCAAAATTAGTCCTAACATCCTTACTCTCCCCATCAGGTCGGGAGGGGGTGACTGTTATACTCCTACTTACCTGTCAGACCGGGCTGACGATGATGTTAAATTGAGCTCCAATCTTGTAATCCTCCCAAGTAGGGACCTCCAATATGTGTCTGCAACCTACGACATCTCCAGAGTTGAACATGCCATTGTGTACCACATCTATAGTACCGGGCGACTATCATCGTATTACTACCCTTTCAAGTTGCCCATAAAGGGAGATCCTGTCAGTCTGCAGATCGAATGCTTCCCGTGGGACCGCAAACTGTGGTGCCATCATTTCTGCTCTGTTATAGATTCAGGGACTGGTGAGCAGGTCACCCATATAGGGGTAGTAGGGATTGAGATCACTTGCAATGGGAAATAGTGGTGTCTAGACTCTGCAGAGGCTTATAAACCAGGGCCTCCCACAATGACGGGACCAAGCACCGCAAAGCAACATACAAACGGCTACCAACATTACCATTATAAAAAACGTAGGGTCCAAGCTGTATTTCACCATGGACTCCCTCTCTGTTAACCAAATTTTGTACCCGGAGGTGCACCTTGATAGCCCGATAGTGACTAACAAGCTGGTTGCCATATTAGAGTATGCCCGGATCCCACATAAGTACGTCCTCGAGGATCCAACTCTCTGCAAAAATATAAAGCATCGCCTAGATAGCGGTTTTTCAAATCAGATGATCATCAACAATGTTGAGATAGGGAATGTTGTCCAATCCAAACTCAAAGGTTATCCGAACCATGAGCACATCCCATATCCAGAATGCAACCAAGAGTTGTTCAATGCTCGGGATAAGAAGGCTACGGAGAAAATTCGATCCCTGTTTAAAAAGGGGACCACCCTGTACACCAAAATCAGTGATAAAGTGTGTACATGCTTAGAGACTGCTAACTCAAGACTAGGATTGGGTGCCGACTTAGGAATTGGGATCAAGGAGAAGATCTTGAGTCTAAGCTTGTACATGCAGAGTTCCCAGTGGTATGAGCCATTCTTGTTCTGGTTCACGATCAAGACAGAAATGAGATCAACAATCAAGTCATCAGTCCATACCAGTCACCGACGAAGGTACGTACCCTCTTTCTTCTCCGGTGACTCATTTGAGATTCTGATTTCCCGCGATCTAGTGGCGATAGTACACAGGAGACTCCATCATGTGTATTACCTGACATTCGAGTTGGTGTTGATGTACTGTGATATCATAGAGGGTAGGTTGATGACTGAGACTGCTATGGTCATAGATCCCAGGTACACAGAGCTGCTGGAGAGAGTCCGGTATATGTGGAAACTCATTGATGGGTTTTTCCCAACTCTTGGAAATTCTACTTACCAAGTTGTGGCTCTGTTAGAGCCGCTTTCACTTGCCTACCTCCAACTGAGAGATGTAACAACAGAATTAAGAGGTGCATTCCTAAATCATTGCTTCACTGAGATCCGTGAAATTCTTAATCAGAACGGAGTCACAGATGACAACACATACCACGAGATCGTCGAGGCCCTAGATTATATTTTCATAACTGATGACATTCACCTCACGGGTGAAATCTTTTCATTCTTTAGAAGTTTCGGCCACCCCAGGCTTGAGGCAATCACAGCCGCAGACAATGTAAGGAAACATATGAACCAGCCGAAGGTAATAGTTTATGAAACCCTGATGAAAGGACATGCCATATTTTGCGGGATTATCATCAACGGGTATCGGGACAGGCATGGAGGGAGCTGGCCACCCATCCACCTCCCTGTGCATGCCGCCACCTCTATAAGGAATGCTCAGGCTTCGGGTGAAGGGTTGACGTATGAGCAGTGTGTCGATAACTGGAAGTCATTTGCCGGTGTAAGGTTTGGCTGCTTCATGCCCCTGAGTTTAGACAGTGACCTTACTATGTACTTAAAGGACAAGGCTCTAGCAGCTCTCAAAAAGGAATGGGACTCCGCTTATCCGAAAGAATTCCTCCGCTATAACCCACCTAAGAGTACTAGTTCACGGAGGCTAGTCGATGTCTTCCTCAATGATTCGACATTTGACCCTTATAACATGATCATGTATGTGGTGAGCGGTGATTACCTCCGAGACCCTGACTTCAATTCATCTTATAGCCTAAAGGAAAAGGAAATTAAAGAGACTGGGAGACTCTTTGCCAAAATGACTTACAAGATGAGAGCATGTCAGGTTATAGCCGAAAACCTGATTCCCAATGGTATCGGGAAGTATTTTAGAGACAATGGGATGGCAAAAGATGAGCATGACCTCACTAAAGCTCTCCATACATTGGCAGTCTCAGGAGTTCCAAAGGATTTTAAAGATAATTACCGCGGTGGACCCAGGGCCAAGACTTTCTCCTCCAAGAAGACACACACTGGGGCTGGTATCTCAAGGGTGTCTAGAAATGAGGCAAACTACCGGTCACCCGAACAACGAGGCTGCAACACCGGTGGCCCCGATCAGATAGAGAGTTATGAAACAGTTAGTGCTTTTATCACAGCTGATCTGAAAAAGTATTGCCTGAACTGGAGGTATGAGACAATCAGCTTATTTGCTCAAAGGCTAAATGAGATATACGGGTTACCATCCTTCTTCCAGTGGTTACATAGGCGCCTTGAAAGATCAGTATTGTATGTCAGTGACCCTCATTGTCCCCCCGATTTAGATAGCCACGTGAACTTGGATAATGTCCCGAATGATCAGATTTTCATCAAATACCCTATGGGGGGGATAGAAGGCTATTGTCAAAAACTGTGGACAATTAGCACTATCCCCTATCTTTACTTGGCTGCACATGAGAGCGGGGTCAGGATTGCCTCTCTTGTCCAGGGAGACAATCAGACAATTGCAGTCACCAAGCGGGTCCCAAGTTCATGGCCTTACCACCTTAAGAAAAGAGAAGCTGCACGCGTGACAAGAGAATATTTCTGTCTCCTGAGGCAAAGACTCCATGATATTGGCCATCACCTTAAGGCAAACGAAACTATCGTGTCATCACACTTCTTTGTTTACTCCAAGGGGATATATTACGACGGACTACTAATCTCACAGTCTCTCAAAAGCATTGCACGATGTGTCTTCTGGTCAGAAACTATAGTTGATGAGACAAGAGCAGCTTGCAGCAACATCGCCACGACTATAGCCAAGAGCATAGAGAGAGGGTTTGACAGGTACCTTGCTTATTCTCTGAACATCCTGAAAGTTATACAACAGATACTAATATCACTGGGTTTCACAATAAATTCTACAATGACACAAGATGTAGTGGTCCCTCTTCTATCAAACCATGACCTCCTGATAAGGATGGCCCTTTTACCTGCTCCAATCGGGGGTATGAACTACTTAAACATGAGTAGGTTATTTGTCAGGAACATCGGGGATCCAGTGACATCGTCTATAGCTGACCTCAAGAGGATGATTGGTGCGTCACTGATGCCTGAGGAGACACTTCATCAGGTGATGACACAACAACCAGGTGACTCATCATTTCTCGACTGGGCTAGTGACCCCTATTCTGCTAACCTAGTATGCATTCAAAGCATAACAAGGCTTCTCAAGAATATCACCGCAAAGTATGTTCTAATCAACAGCCCCAACCCGATGCTCAGAGGTTTATTCCATGATGACAGCAAGGAAGAAGATGAGCAATTAGCCACCTTTCTAATGGACAGGAGTGTAATAGTCCCGAGAGCCGCCCACGAAATATTAGACCATAGTATAACTGGAGCCCGGGAAGCAATTGCAGGGATGCTAGATACAACTAAAGGACTCATCAGGACTAGCTCCAGAAGAGGGGGCCTGACCACCAGAGTGATAGCAAGACTATCCACATATGACTATGAGCAGTTTAGATCTGGGATGGTGCTTCTAACAGGCTCAAAGAGAAATTATCTCATTGATAGAGACTCATGCTCAGTCCAGCTGGCTAGGGCTCTGAGAAGCCACATGTGGGCCAGGCTCGCCCGAGGAAGGCCCATATATGGCTTAGAGGTGCCGGACGTGCTAGAATCAATGAGAGGCCACCTGATCCAACGCCATGCAACCTGCATCTTATGTGACTTTGGTTCAGCCAATTATGGTTGGTTTTTTGTACCATCGAACTGTCAGTTGGATGACATAGATAGAGAGACGTCAGCACTCAGGGTCCCCTACATCGGATCGACAACAGATGAGAGGACTGATATGAAGCTCGCATTTGTTAAGTCACCCAGTCGAACCCTGCGGTCAGCTGTGCGGATAGCCACCGTGTACTCATGGGCATACGGAGATGACGACAAATCATGGAATGAAGCTTTAAAACTAGCACAGCAGAGGGCAAAAGTGAGCCTGGAGGAATTAAAAATGATAACTCCAATTTCAACATCCACCAACCTAGCACATAGACTCAGGGATCGGAGTACCCAAGTTAAGTACTCTGGGACATCTTTGGTCAGAGTGGCTCGGTATACAACAATATCAAATGATAACCTATCCTTTGTCATCTCGGATAAGAAAGTAGATACAAACTTCATCTATCAGCAGGGGATGTTACTAGGTTTGGGTGTCCTCGAGACATTGTTTAGGCTTGATAAAGACACAGGACCCTCAAACACTGTACTGCACCTCCATGTAGAAACAGATTGCTGCGTGATCCCTATGGTAGATCACCCGAGGATCCCAAGCTTGCATGAATTGAAGTTCAGAAGGGAGCTATGTACCAACCCACTGATTTATGATAGTGCACCCATCATCGACAGGGAAGCAACAAAACTCTATACCCAAAGTCATCGGAGACATCTCGTGGAATTTGTGACATGGTCTACATCTCAGTTGTACCACATCTTGGCAAAATCAACTGCATTGTCGATGATAGACTTAGTGACAAAATTCGAGAAAGATCATATGAACGAGGTATCTGCTCTGATAGGAGATGATGATATCAACAGTTTTATAACAGAGTTCCTCCTTGTAGAGCCTAGACTGTTTACCGTCTACTTAGGTCAGTGTACAGCTATAAATTGGGCATTTGACATTCATTACCATCGACCTTCAGGGAAATATCAGATGGGGGAACTCCTGACCTCATTCCTTGCAAGGATGAGTAAGAGCGTATTCAAGGTCTTTGTGAATGCACTGAGCCACCCCAAGATTTACAGGAAGTTCTGGCATAGTGGGATTATAGAGCCAATCCATGGTCCTTCATTGGATACTCAAAATCTTCATATTACTGTATGTAATATGATCTACAGTTGCTATATGACTTACCTTGACCTACTGTTGAATGACGAACTGGACGAGTTCACATACCTCCTCTGCGAAAGTGATGAGGACATAGTGGCTGACCGCTTTGATAACATACAGGCTAGACATCTGTGTGTCCTATCGGATTTATACTGCAATCCCAGAGGATGCCCGACCATCAGGGGTCTACAACCAGTAGAGAAATGTGCCATCATGACCAAACACATCGAGGCCGAGGCAAAACTATCCCTCGCTGGCCCTTCATGGAACATAGGCCCCATTGTAATTGATCACTTCTCTTGTTCTCTGACTTACTTAAGGCGGGGTTCGATCAAGCAAATTCGGTTGAGGGTTGATCCAGGGTTCATTTTTGAGGCTCTAACTGTAACAGATCCGCAGAAACCCAACTTTCAGCATGAACAAGCCGCTGATATGCACATAAGCAATTTTAGGCCGCCCTATGATGGTGTGGCAGAGCTGTTAGGGACGATAAACTCGAGTAAGCATAACCTTCCTATACTTGGCACAGGTGTTTATAATTACGAGGTCCATGCGTTTCGCAGGATAGGATTAAACTCGTCTGCTTGTTACAAGGCAGTGGAGATATCCACGCTAATCAAGAGCTCTATGGACCCAGAAGAGGATAGCTTGTTCTTAGGGGAAGGATCAGGGTCAATGTTGATAACGTATAAAGAAATCCTTAAATTAAAGAAGTGCTTTTACAACAGCGGGGTGTCAGCAGAATCTAGATCAGGCCAGCGAGAGTTAGCCCCTTACCCATCTGAGGTAAGCCTGGTCGAACATCAGCTTGGTGCAGAGAAAACTGTCAAAGTACTATTCAACGGGAGGCCCGAGGTTACCTGGATAGGTAGTGTAGATTGCTTCAATTATATCATCAGCAATATACAGACATCTAGCCTTGGCCTAATACACTCAGACATAGAAACCCTCCCTACAAAAGATATCACAGAGAAATTGGAAGAGTTGTCAGCTATCCTAGCGTTGGCTCTATTGCTAGGTAAGGTAGGTTCAGTATTGGTTATCAAAGTAATGCCTATAAGTGGAGACTATGTCCAGGGGTTCATGAGTTATGTGGTGCCTTATTACAGAGAGGTACTCATCATCTACCCGAGATATAGTAACTTCATATCAACTGAGGCATATCTAGTCCTGTTGGGACTCAGGGCCAATAGACTGATAGATCCTGAAAGAATTAAACAACAGGTGATGGAATCCGGGATCAGAACTATCCCCGGTTTAGTCGGACATATATTATCCATCAAGCAGCTCAATTGCATACAAAGCCAGGCGGGGCCAGCTATCACTAGAGGTGAGATAAACCCGATATTAAGAAAGCTCACACCTATCGAGCGTATTCTGATCAGCTGCGGGCTTACCATCAACGGCACAAAGATTTGCAGTGATGTAGTCCACCATGATATATCATCAGGGCCGGACGGTCTGCTTAATTCTTCTATCATTCTGCTCAAGGAGTTGGCCAGATTCAGGGATAATCAAAGGAGTCAGCAGGGGATGTTCCATGCTTACCCCGTTCTGCTGAGCAGCAGGCAGCGTGAACTGATCTCCAGGGTTGCTAGAAAGTTTTGGGGTTACATTCTCTTATACTCCAGCGATAGGAGACTACTAAGTAGGCTGGTGAGTAATCTCAAGTCTGGATACCTTTTGTTTGATCTTCATCAGAACTTGTTCATGAAAAACCTGTCAAAGTCTGAGAAGCAGCTGATCAGAACAGGAGGGCTCAAGCGTGAGTGGCTTTTTAAACTCACTACGAAAGAGATCAAAGAGTGGTTCAAGCTAATAGGTTACAGTGCACTCATTCGGGAGTGATTCTGCAACTGTCTGCTTCCCGATCCTGATCTGGTCAATAAAACTGTAGAAATAATATACTAAAGAAAACTTCAAAGAAGTGAAGTTTCTATCCCCAGCTTTGTCTGGT